TTAAAAACAAACACAATAAATAATAGGTATGAACACAATAACGAGGAAGAAATATTCAAAAATTATCCCAAAAGGATACAGGATTGAATTTGGTCTGGTAAAAATAATATTGATGATTTTGAATTGGTAAAAAATAATAGTAAATGTCAATTATGGTCGAGTATAAATTGATTGAAAGATGAATCTTGGAGAACACCTTTTACAAAATTATATTGTGCTAAAGCGATGGATTTATAATTTGGATTCAAATATTGTTCTGGTAGCCAGTAACGAACTTTAAATTGATCATGACCTTTTCCAAATTGACTTTGATACATTTTAGCTATAGGATATAAGAGTTCATGATCAAATGTTAATGATGAATCGGTTAATATCTGTATATCTATTAATACGTAATTAACAATTCCGTTATTGACTTCAGTTTGCTTTATTGTTTTAAATGATAATAGATCGGATGGTTTTAAACCCGGGTCTATTTTTATTTTGTTGTGTTGGAATATGGAGCGTAAATCATCCTGAGTGATAAGCCCGGCAATTATTATAGCTATGATTGAAGTAATAATGATGGCTTTTGATGTAAGAGGTTTTGCTCGAACGCGCGCGCGATTCATTATATATTATCCTTTTTGTTTAATTGGTTGATAAGGTCATTCTGGATTTTAGAATAGGTTAGGTGAAGTTCATATATTTTATCTTTGAGGTCTTGAGTATTTGCTAAAGAATCGAGGATTTTTAATAATTCATTGGCAAAGTTCAATAAAGTTAGTGCAGTAGTACGCCAGATAGTATTATCGGTCTTTAAGATTTCAATTTTTTCTTTCAATTCCTTGACTAACTGGGTCATCTGATCATAGTTCTGGTAGATTTTGTGTTTTGATATAATGTAATCGAAATCAGCCTGGTGATATATAAGGTAATCCATCAATCCGGGGAATTTGGTTTCCACAGGCTGGAGATAATCAGTCATAGGTTCACGTGAGATAATGGTAGGGGCCAAACCGACAAATTCCTCATAGTTTAGACCTCGCATAAGACAATAATTTTTGAGTTTATCTTCGGGGATGGAATTCCGCGCCTTCCAATTATAAATCGCATATTTGGTTACATTGAATATTTTGGCTAAATCCTGGTCAGTTTGGATTTTCTCAATCTTTTTTATTTTTTCTAAAATATTTTTTGAATGCTTCATATGGCTATTGACATTATCACAATTGTTTATTATATTTAATCCAGATGTGTGACTTTCAGCCTATAAGCCTCCTTTTAGAACTGAGACCCCCTCGCCCCGCCCGTCGCCAAAATACCCCCCTGGCACACGCATCTGACGGGCGGGGTTTTCTTTTTGAAATAGGTAGTATACGCATCACAAATAAAAATACGGATTATTTTTCTGGTTTTCAATATCTAAACGAATTTTTTTTTAGAGGAAGGGAAATACTATGAAAATTATCAATCCCAATCAGATGAGTTTTATTAATGGGGTGATTCCGGGCTCTTTGAACATTCAGGGGGAGATTAAGGGGGCCTTATCAAAGATGTTTCGCAAATGTGGCCTTTCCCGGTATCAGATTGCGGCGCAAATAAGTGAAGCGGTTGGGTATGAGGTATCTAAGTCTATGCTAGATAATTACACTGGTGAAAGTCACATTGACGTGAGGGTACCGGCAGATATTTTAGCGGCGGCGACCTTGATTTGTCAGAGTGATTTGGCGATAGTGATTGTTTGTGAAGCTTGCGGGGGGCGATTTATTTCTAATGCTGATATTGAATATTTGGAATTAATTAAGGTTCAGAAGGAGATTTCTCGATTACAGGCTAAAGAGATCGAGTTAAGACAAAAACTTAATAGCCGAGAATAATAGGGGGCATTGCGAAATGGAAGAGAATCATACTGATAATGGATATATAATAGAGGCATTGTACGATGCGACGCGAGTTTTGAATATTCTGATGAATAATATGATCCCTTTTGATGGTCTGACTCTGAAGGAGATCACTCAGATTGTCAAGGAACATGGATTAGAAATTACGGAAAATAAGATATATCGAATTTTGCAGACTTATCTGGAGGCTGGATGGGTGGAAATGAAGGCCGGGAAGAAATATGCGGTTGGTGGGCCATTATTGCAACTTTCGCATCGGTATTTGAAGAGTTTGAATGACCTGCATGATCGGATTAAAATTGAAATCAATCGGTTTTGAAATGGCATTATGGATTTTCCCAACGTTGGGAAAATCTATTGGATATTAATATGATATTATAAATGAAAGGAGTTAATAATGGTATCCAAAGATGATTTCAATCAAGAGATTAAAGAGAAGATTAATGATGTTGTAATGTATAATCAGAACAAATTTGCGGCTCTGGCTAAATATACGGGGGGCCAAATTATTTATAAACGGGAGATATATATTCAACGGGCCCAGCAATATGCAGGGCAAGCAATATGTGATATAATTGAGATGGCCAAGGCCTATAAAGTACTAAAGGAAATGGAAACCGAAGAATCTTTTGTAGATATTTGTGAAACAAGGTTAGGGGTTTCGAAAACTACAGGCTATCGTTGGGCAAAAGTGGCCGAGGCTTTTGGTGAATATAGTCGGAATGAAATTTTGAAGATTGGTACTTCAGAAGTATCGAAGCTTCAGATAATTGCGACTGCTCCGGCGGAAGAAATTTATCATCTTTTATCCGATGGTACATTTTATGGTGAAGATAAAGAAGAAATAGTCAAAATGTCGGCGCGGGAATTAGCCGAGTTTATGGCTCAGCATAAGCATCAGAGGCATCTGAATGATGCTCTGGAAAAGGAATTACATAAAAAAGATATTAGGATTCGGGAAAAGGAGATTGAGAACCGGGAGCTGCGCGACCAGATTGCGGCTTTAAAAAATGATGATCCGCGATTACAGGTACCAGAAGAGGTTATGCAGGTCATTGATAAAATCTCGGCGGCGGAGTTCGCCCTTACGAATCTATATAATTATTTTAATGAGAATATTCATAATCTACCGGAGGGCAAAGTATTCGAGGATATGGTCAAAAGCCGATATACTCGTTTTGTGGCGCTGACAGACCGGATAATAGAGATTATGAAAAAAGTTGCTTTCAGGAGAGGTTTTCCGAAATATGATATTTCGGACCTGATACCTGAAGATGTTGAACCGCCGATTAATAGTGAGCCAAATTAGCGATGGGACGCCGGATTGACCAGCATGATATAGCCGACATCCGCCAGGCAGTGATTGTGGCGCTGCAAAGCGGAGTTAGCTTGCGGCAGACAGCCATAACGCTGGCTAATCAATATCAAGTGGATGTTAGCCGGATTTATTTTTACACTAAGGACCTGAGGCCAGGGCGGAAAGAGCGAATAGATAAGGGTAAGCGAAGAGCCCTAACGAATGAACAATATAAAGTATTGGCGAAGGTATCGCTCGAATACGATATGGCGGCAACAACTATTGCGCGGAAAGCCCGGCTGAATGGGATCGAGATTAATGAATCGACCTTTCGGCGTTATTTGCGGAATGATAGAATGAGCCGCAGGGAGTTGAAAATTGATTTGGTTCCCTATCGTCATTGGGAGGCGAAATATTCTAATCAAATTCATCAAATTGATACTACTGTTGCGCAGCAATTTTATCTTGACGATGACGGGTCAATTGGGTATGAGAAAGCCTGGTCAGTCAATAAGAATCGGCCCGGCAATTTGAAACCGAGATTGACTTTAGCGCAACTCTGTGATGATAAGAGCCGGGTGAAGTATGCCGAATTTATTATTGGCAACAATACTTTAGCCTGGATGCGGTTTCTGTATAATGCCTGGAGGATGAAGGACGAACAATTTCCGTTCTTTGGGTTATGTGATATTCTCTATTCGGATAATGATTCAGTGGTTAAATCGACCAAGTTCGTGTATGCGATGAGTCGATTGGGGGTTAAAATTTGTACTCATAAGCCGGGCAATTCCCGGGCTAAGGGTAAAGTTGAATCTGGATTCAAAATGCTCCAGGAATTCGAGAAAATCACGAAGGTATATAAGTTTAAATCTTTAGATGAGGCTAATCGGTATTTACGGAATGAGCTTTTGCATTATAATAATAGTATACATTCTACGACCGGACAGCCACCATTTGCCCGCTGGTTAGAAAATCTGAATGGTAAGCCGCGGATGGTTCCGGACAGGGATATGCTCGAGACGCTTTGTCTGACTTTTGGGCAGGCGGTTATTGATAATAATCTGACGATTAAGGTGCTAGGCCGGGTTTTTCAATTACCATTTTCCAAGCCATTTATCAATTATGTAAAATGCAAGGTGGATGTGGCCTGGCATCCGGAAAATGATCAGCGGATTTGGGTGATAATTGGGAATAAAGATTATGAGATTGAATATAGGCCGGTTAAGACGCATGAAGCCGGTGAGTTCCGGGCGGTTAAGACACCGGATTATTTATTGAAGCGGCAAGAAATTGAAAAGACCGACATCAGCGGTTTTAATCTGATGGCGCAAGAAACAGAATTTCCAACCTGGGCGGTTCCGATTGGCGAATCGTTTAAGGACGATCAAGCTCATGTGATTGATCCGATGGTGACCAAATTCATGGCGATCGGAATGCTTCAGGATGAAGACCTTTTCAGTCGGCCAATTACGACCGAACAGGATCGGGCGATTGATGAATTATTTGGCGGGAAGGTCGAAATCGAACGTTCTAAAGTCCTTGATTTCATACAGCAATATAAAACAGCCAAAATCAAAGGAGAAACGGATGGTCTATTCAGCCCTATATCAGGCCATGCGTCAGCACGGGATCACCCAGCAGGAACTCGCTGAAGCTATTGGGTTTAAGCATGCCTCTCAAGTCTACTTTTTTGTCCATCAGGGGCGTATTCCGAAAGGTCTTAATCGAGAACAAATAATCGAACGGATTAAGGCCTTTTTAAAAGAGAAGAATATTGAAGTTAGTAATCTGAGTGATAGTCGTCTAGTTATGACCAGGCAGAGATTTTATCTGAAAAAGATCATGCTTGATTATGAAATTCCTTATATTGCTTTTTTAGAGCACCTGCCCGGATTCACAAAGGCAGATTTATCAACAATTATCAATAATTGCCGTTTTCCTCACAAAGCCCAGGAGGAAATAATCAGAAAGAAAGTAAAAGAGGTTTTACGGGGGCTGAATGTTCCCGAAGATGAGGTGAATAAATGCTGGTCTACCTGGAATGAAGACGTCATTCCATTTTATTTTGGTAAGGATAAAGTGGAAAAGACGGTGGAATATAAAATTTTAAATAAAGGAGTAGCTATGTTAACAGAAGCAGTTTTGGCTAAAACCGGATTAAAAAAAGATCCGTTCCGGAATGAAATGGAAGACATTCAAGATGTTTTCCGTTGTACTCAGAACGAGGAAGTTTTTCAAAAGATGATGGATGCCGCCAAGAACCAGAAATTTTTGGGTGTATATGGAGCGGTGGGTAGTGGCAAGAGTACTTTGAAGACTTTGTTATTTGAGAGTCTGCGCAATGATGGGAAATATAAGATTGCGCAGGTAATGCTGGACCAAAAGGAGTCGACCAGTGTTAGTCATATTCAGGAGGCCATTATCACTGATCTAGGGGGCATGAAAGCACCGAATGATAAGGAGCGCCAGGCGCGTTTGACCCAGGCCGTTCTGGAGACCCTTTATAAACAAGGTATTAAGCCAACCCTGGTCATTGACGAATCGCATAGTATACCATCCTTAACCTTGAAATGTTTGAAGCGTATTTGGGAACATCAGATTGGCTTCAAGCGCCTGATCGGCATCATTATTCTGGGGCAGGAAGAGATGGAAGCACAGATACGAAATGATATACGGTTGCGTGAAGTTGCTGCCAGGATTGAACTGGTCGAATTGCGGCCGATCAAGAATTGGACGATTTTGTATCTGAAACACAAAATTGAGCGGGCAGGTGGCAAAATTGAGGCCATCTTTTCTCCGGAAGGTCTTGAAGAAATTGCCCGGATCATGCCAAGCGCTACGCCGATTGAAATCAATATCTTAGCCAGTCATTCTATTGAATTGGCCTACAATCGGGGCACCCTGCCGGTCAGTGCTGAAGCCGTGCGGCATGCATACGCTTTTCTGGGGCAAAAATGAAAGCAATTATTATTAGGGAGGAAATATGAAATTCACCGATATTAAAGATTATAAAATTCCCGAAGAGGTTCAGAATGACTGGGAGGAATTAAGACGGCTTTCCGCATCATTATTGCATTTAGCACCGGATGAGATTATGCAAGTTTCCAACCGGATTGCCGTTTTACGCAAGCGAATTGAAGCGGCCGGATATAATCTAATTGATTTATATAACTGGCCTAAATAAGGGTATGAGTAATGGGATTTCAATGCCCTTTATGCGGAATTGAATTCGGGAATGATAGGCAGGCCTTTATGATGCATTTAAGGGTGAATAATGCCTGCCGTGATTATGCCGAGACGCTTCTTTGGGTTAAAGGAATTGATCTGGAGATATTGCAAGATCGCAAGGGGGGCTCAAATGATGATTCTAATAGTATTAATCCTAATTATAGGAATTGCCCTGATGATCTGGGCTAAAAGAAATAATATGATTTATGATGAAGATGAGAGATGCAAGGATTAAGAAAGATTGATGCCTGGTTTTCGAGAATACAGGTGATTCAAAAACAAACAATTAAATCGCTGACCTGGCTAGTGGTCGGGATAGTTTTTTTATACCTGGCACTGGCGAATTATTACCGATTGCTGGCTGTACCACAGGTGAATAATCATGGAGCAGTAATTGGCTGGACGATAGCGATGATTTTTTCAGTAATAAGAGCATTAAAATTGAGGGTTTTATAATATGCGCAAAAAAATTGAAATAACGATTTTACCTAACTTAGAAGCTGTGGATGCGGCCCTGAAGCGCCGCTGTGAAATTCAACGGGAACTTGACCTAATCAATATGGTGATGGTAGAGCAGATTGAGGCGGCAAAATCTAAGGCCGAGGCCGAAATGAAGCCGCTACATCATGAGGCGGAAATACTGGAAGCCTCGATTGAACAATATGCTATTCATCATAAAGAGGAGTTTGACATGACACGTTCGAAAGTATTGACTTTTGGGACGATTGGTTTCCGCAAGACGCCAGGAGCATTCAGACCACTGGCCAAATGGAATTGGGAGCAAATATTGCTCAAAATCCAGGATATGGGCTTGACTAATTTTATCAGGTATAAACCAAGTCTTGATAAGGAAGCCTTAGAGAAGGCCTATAAATCCCACGATATTGATGATGAGAGTTTATCAATAATGGGGCTAAAATTTGAGCAGAAGGATGAGTTTTATTTTGAACTGAAAAAGGAGGCCATTTCTTATAAGGATGAAACATGCCTGGAGAAGTCCTAAATCTTTTTGATTGTTATATTCCTCCGATGAGTGCGGATGATCGAAAGGTCCTGTCAATTCTACGCGGACATGACCGGTCGAATCCAATTGCGCGCACAGAGTTGGCAGAATTGGTTGGAATCTCCGGTCGGGAGATCCAGGATGTGGTGCGGCGGTTAATCATGGATTATGGGCAATTGATAGGCAGTTCGACGGATGCAAGAAATCCGGGATATTATATGATTGCGGATATAAAGGAAGCCGACAAGGTCTGTCACTCGCTTCGTCGCCGGGCGCTGAAGATTTTGGTACGAGTGGCGAAGATTCGGAAGATTAGCGTTCGGGAATTATTGGAACAAATGAAAATGGAACTAAATCTTGATGAATAAAAGATATGAATGATCGCATAAGCATGAAGAATAAGCCAAAATCTATTCCACCAATTCAGGAATGGCAACGGCGACGAATATTCGGGCTTGGCAAGCGTTTAGGGTTGGACCTTGATGGATTACGCATGGTTGCCGCACAATATAATGGAGGGTATCACCATTTGACTAAATTGAATTATGAGACGGCCCGGAAGATGATTAATGACCTGGCCCGTCAAGTAAAAAGTCGCAGGAAGAATGAGAAATGGATCTCTCCAGCACAAAAAGAATATATCAAATCATTATATGGTATTTTAGGTTGGAACGAATATGAATTTAATGCCTGGCTAAGTCGGTTTCATAGCTTTCGAGATATTAATGCTCCGGGGATTACACTCCAGAAGGCGCAAAATATTATCGAAGGCTTAAAGGCGATGGCCAAACGTAAAATCAAAAAAGAAAATGAATTAATGGAGATGGCCTCCGCGGAGAAACCGGCTTATGCCTGATTTGATTTATAGGAGGATGATATGTTGAAGAATTTATATGAAATGAGTGGTTTAGACCGTTATCGCAAGGTAGGGCCAGGCGAAATTGTGCTATCAATAATGAAAACCCAAAGAGGCAGAAAGGCCCGGATCGTTTTTGCCAACGATGTTCTGGCCCGGGCAGAATTGAAGGCTGGAGACCGGATTGTTATCGGGCTTGATGATGAAACCGAGCAGATGGTCATTTCAAAATCGGTCTTTGGATTTAAATTATATAAAGTACATAATTACAAAAATACTCAATGTACTTTTACAGTATTTCCTCTCAAGCCGGAGATGGGTTGGCCGGAAAAGAAGATCATTATAAATGATCCAATCATTAGTGGTGATAAATCAATCATTCTTAATCTAGGGCGATAAAATGCAGGATGAAGCAATCCACCGGATGTTAGCCAAGTTAGAAGATGGCCGCATTTATGAAATTAAGGAAGTGGCGGGTATTCTCCCCATTTCCGCGCGGGTAATATATAATTTAGTTACAACCGGTGAGATTGAAGCTTTCCGCTTTGGGGGAAGATGGAAAATTCCCTGGTCTTCATTAGAGAAATATATCCGAAATTCCTGGATGGCAGAGTCCAGGAAAAAGTAAAGACTTTATGCAGCATCCCTGCGAAATCATGTATCAATTCTCGAATGGGAAAATCTATGGCGAGACGCCAGGTATCTGCCGGATTACAGGTAAAGAATCAACAGGAATACCATTCGAGAAATGGGTCAAGGATACTTTCACGGATTTTGCTTATCTGAAGCCGGGAACGATCATCAGCAATGAGGCCCTTTTCTGCTTTGAGGAGCAATCTGAATTGATACAGCATATTGGGGTGAAAAACCCCAATATCGTCGGCGGAATCAAAATGTTTGTAAATTTATAGGATATTTTATGGTGTACAAACGTAGACATGCTAAAAAGGATGAGGGGCGACGCCTTTTTCGTCCCTCCATTCGTCTAACCAAAGACGAATGGGAACAGATTAAAGCCGCCGCTTATGCCTTGAAAATGTCCGTTAGTGATTGGATGGTTTTCAAGGCGAAGGAACAGAAGGGGAAATAGATCACCCTTATTTTTAGGTTTTTAGCCCCGCCTTTGAGCGGGGCTTTTTTTTATCTATAATCCTAACAATTTTTTACCAATTCGCCGATTTTCGCCGATTTTTGCCGTTTTCCTGTATGACATTATAACTATTTGTATTTTATATCGAGTATGGCAGATTTCTTAACGGCAGCCAAAAAGACCCTTTCCAATGAGGGCGGATATGTCAATAATTCCAATGATAGGGGTGGCGAAACTATTTGTGGCATTGCCCGCCAATTTTGGCCTTCCTGGGAAGGCTGGCCAAAGGTAGACGAGATCAAAGCCCAAATGGGTAGTTTCCGAGATGAATTTATTGATTTGCATTTTCGAGAAATGATTCTAAAATTCTATCGCGAGAATTTTTGGGACCAAATTGCTGGTGACCAAATACCTGACCAGGATTTGGCGAATGAATTATTTGATACTGCAGTGAACTCAAGTCCGAAGCGGGCGATAGAATTTTTGCAAACCGCCTTGAACCTTCTTAATCGCAACGGGAAATTATATAGTGATATTATTGTGGATGGCTGCATGGGCCGTCAGACAATTGCTACGACTTTAGTTTGCCTGAAGGTACGCGGGCCAGTAGTACTTTTCAATTTATTGAATATTTTGCAGGGCGCTCATTATGTTCATATTATGCAACGAGAACCATCCCAGGAGGAGTTCGCCATTGGCTGGCTCCGGCGGGTAGAAATAAAAAAAATATAAGTGAGGGAAAAAATGGCTGAAATCCAGAACGAAGTAAAACGTAAGCTCTCCAACAGCATCCAAATTATTCAGGAAGCACAAAAATTGGTGGGCGAGATTGAAGAAACAAATCCGGAAGTCATTGACCATTTAGTGGAGGTGATTGATAAACAATCCCAACTCCTGAATATTCTCATTGCGCAGACCCGCACTGGGATAAAAACCGAGACACCGGAAATTGATGACGGAGTGACCAGTGTACTGGATGATTACTATCGTCTGAAACGTGAAGAGATCCGCGCCAAACTAACTCATCTTGATTGGGAATTAGCCGCAAAATTGAGAAAGCAGCTAGGATTTGAGAAATAAATATGCCGAATTGGAAAGACAGATTTATGAGCTCCGGATCGAACTCCAGCAGAAACTTTTGGAACATTTCGAATATCATCGCGAGAACGAGTCCAAATGGGGACTTGTGAAAATCATGCGTGAACATCCCTTTAAGACTCTATTGATTGGAATCTTGATTGGTTTGGGTATTGTGGGCCTGATTAAAATCGATAATCTTTTGAGTTTAATCGTGAAACTATTTTAGATGTTTCAGATGGCTTATTCACAGAAAATAAAAGATGAAGCTTTTGACCTGTTCGTACAGGGTTTAAGCTACGATTCAATCATCAAAGAGATGAAACGTCGGCGACGGAAAGATTTCAAACTTTCCCGGAAAACCGTGACTGGCTGGGCTGAGGCTGGTAATTGGGAAGCCCGACGGGCGGCAATCCAGAGAGATGCTCAAATAGTGGCGGATAAAAAACGCGTTTCAATTTATGCCGAGATTCTAGACCGAATGAGTGTCCTAGAGGAGCAAATTCATAATCGCCTGGCGATGTTGACTCCCGTCACTTTTGAGGGTGGAGTCAACTCCCTGATCAAAATTCGCAAGTATGTGGACTCATTACGGGGTTCCAAGAACTCCGGGTTGAAGAGTGTCGGCAATAACATTGATACAATTGTTGGGGTAATCTGGAAAGTACTCTCAGAAGATGATGAAATTGGGCCACTCCTACATAACCGCGAAGATTATATTCTGCAAAAAATAGACGAAACACTGGAGAAAGAACTAGCATGAACAGTATTCTCTCATGGGTTGGCGGTAAAAGGTGCCTGCGTGAGAAGATCGCTTCCCTTATTCCTTCCGATATTAAATCATATATTGAACCATTCGGCGGAGCGGGCTGGGTATTGTTTTATAAAGATCGTTGGGCGAAACATGAAGTTTATAATGACTTGGATGGTGAACTCACCAATCTCTTCAGAACCGTAAAATTCCATCCTGAAGAATTGGCGCGAGAATTTAAGTTTATGATCGCATCACGTGAATTATTTAACCAGGTTAAAAATAATCGTGGATTAACCGAAATTCAGCGAGCGGCTCGATTTCTTTATATTGTCAAATTCAGTTTTGACTCGCTGATGGAAAGTTTTGCAACGGCCAAACTTGGATCAGGTGCAAAATCACATATCAATATTGTGAAGATGATGGAACAGGTTCATATTAGATTAGATAAAGTTATCATTGAAAATTTGGATTACGAAGAAATTTTTAAGCTATATGACAATCCAGAAGGATTCTTCTATTGTGATCCACCTTATATGCATGGTGTAACTTATCAATCTCAGGTCATTCCGTTCGATTATTATAAATTAAAATTGAACCTTAAAATACTGAAGGGACGTTGGTTATTATCACTCGATGATTGTCCGGAAGCTATTGAACTTTTCAATGAATTCAGAATCGAACATGTTGAACGTCGAAAAGGTATCGAAAGCAAATATGGCTCAATGATTTATAAGGAATTGCTAATTCGGAATTATTAATGATTGATAAAAATCAAATATTAAAAGCTTCCAAGACCAGCCTAAAGGTTAACCGGATCAAATCGGGTTCATTTCCAGAGTTTTTACTCAATCATGGGCATACCGATAAAGGGCCCTATACTTTTGAAAAACATGAGGTCTTTCGCTATATTGCTGAGAATCTGGTGAACTGGCCAGAAGTCTGGATATTGAAAGGTACCCAGATCGGTATTAGCACCCTCTTCCTCTGCTATTATATGTGGCTGATCACCGGCCGGGGCTATAATGTTGGCTACGGTCTGCCGACAAAGACCTTTTGCCACCGATTCATCAAGACCCGATTCAAGGTAGCGGTTCAGGCCGATCAGACCTTGCGAAACAAGATCAAGGTCACGACCTCGGAAGGTCTGATGGAAGTGGATAATCGGTGGCTTTATATGCTTGGCATGGAAGATATTTCTGATTCAATTTCTATTCCGCTGGATGCTATCGGTTATGATGAGGTTGATATTCTAAATACTGTAAATATGGCCTGGTCGCAGGATCGGGTAGGCGCATCGGATTTTGGGCAATTCTGCTATTTTTCGGTTGGTATGAATCCGGGCACAGGTATTGATGCCGGATTTAATGATTCTGATCAGCGCATTTGGTTGATTAAATGCTCACATTGCAAGCATGAATTCAACCTGGAGGAATCCTGGCCAAAAGAGGGGATTCCGGAATTTCTAAAATTTGATGGTTCCAAATATATTTTCATTTGCCCAAAATGCAGTAGACGATTTGATGTAGAAAAAGATGGCCGATTTGTAGCTAAATATCCTAGTCGAAAAGTTGTCGGTTTTCGGATTCCACAATTGATTGTTCCGCAGATTTCTATCGAGAAGATCATGACGCGCTGGGAGAAGGCACAGAAAAAGAAATCACTCCTGGCCAAATTTAATTGTAGTACCCTTGCTAAACCGGATGCGGGTGATCGGCAACGGATTACTGCTGAGGACTTGAATCGGGCTGCCGAAAATTACCCGCTGGCAGAATCAGCCACCTGGTCGGTGGGCGGCGCGGACGTCGGCGATTACTGTCATGTAACTTTTTGTGATATTTATGGTGATCGATTACGCTTCATCAGTATCCGCAAAGTATTTTCTGATAATATGGTCGAGGAAATGGCGAAAATGATCGAGGCATATGGATGTCGATGCTTCGTTATTGATGCCAAGCCGTTTCGAACGGAAGTTCGCAAACTTTACAATCTTTTTCCGAATATTGTGGTGTTGCAATATTTCAAGGATACCGGCTTTGCTGAAGGTGTGGAAGAGCATGAAGAAAAGGAATATCGGACTGTTCAGGAAGATCGCGACGACTCATTAGACGAATATACGGATTTATTTACAATGAATCCGCCGGGGATTATCATCCCGAAGTTCATTGATGGCGTTGATATAGTGGAAAGCGAATTTGGTCAGCATCACTTAAAAGGTGCTCAGAAAGAAGAATATCCGGATCCAAAAACCGGCAAGACGATTACCCGTTATCGCAAACAGATTGAGAACCATTATATGATGGCCGGTAACAATGCGAGAAAAGCCTTTCGCTTGTTGCAGATGGATTATGCGAGATTTGTGGGGGTACCACCGGTATTTGGGGAGTTAAGATGATAAAATTATGGCCAAGTTTATTTGCGAAAAATAATCCTGCTGATGGGCTGAAACTTCCGGAGGGGGGCCGCTCTTCCATTGAAGAACCGGCCTCTCTCTTGGGAGGAATTCAACGATATTCTACCTGGTTGGATGGGCTGAGCCCAGAATTGCCCGCCTGGGTGTATCAATTCTGTGAATTGGTTTCAATTATCAATCCAGATTTATCTCAGGCGGTCAAAAACTGGATCAATATTGCTAATACGGGGCATCAAATAATTATTGAAGGCACCGATGCAATAATTGACCGTGCTATCCAACGAATTAATGAAATTGCTTATTCGATATATCAAAAATCGGCTGGAGTTGACGGTTTGCTTAATCATTATCTTGCCCAGATTGCCCGCATGGGGGCAGTTTCCAGCGAAGATGAGCTCAATCTGAATCTGAAAGGTGTACGTCGGGTGCATCTGATACCGGTACGCAAGATTCGATTCAAATATATTGACGGCGATTATAAGCCTTACCAGATGTTGACGGATCCATTTTCTGCGCCGGTTAATAATGCTGATGACAATCTCATTCCGCTCAATGAAGTGACTTATCATATTTATGCCTATCAGACCATTGAGAATTCGCCTTATCCAATCCCGCCCATGCTGGCGGCTATTGAGCCTGTGATCACCCAGCGGGAAATGATTAAAAATATTCAATTCATTGCCAAAAAGCTTGGCCTACTTGGTCTGGTAGCCATGTCTCTGAAAGCGCCGGCTAAGAAGCCGAATGAAACCGAGGCGGAATACAAAGCCCGTGCTGAATCTTATGCTAATGATGTTATGACTTCGCTTCAGAAGAATTTCTCCCAGGGTTTGATGGTTAAATATGATGATCAAACTGTCGAACATTTTCCAATTACGGGGGAAGCACGCGGGGCCAAGGATGTTTTTCAAATTAATGAGGAGCAGGTTTTTTCTGGAATTGGTACCGATCCGGCCATGCATGGGCGGTCCTATTCAACAACCGAAACTTATGCTGGCGTGGTTTATAATATTTTGGTCCATTATGCTAACAATTTTCGGCGACTTGCTAAGCGGCGGCACGAATCCACATTACGGCTGGACCTTTTGACAATGGGTATTCCGGTAGATGGTGTTACGATGCAATGGAATCCGATTCCTGGCATGAATATTAGGGAAAAAGAAGAAGCCGAGGCCGTTCGAATCTCCAACATCATTCGGAAACGCGATGTGGGCATAATTAGCCAGGAGCAGGCCGCCCAGGAAATGGGTTATGATGAACCCTGGCTGAGTGATGAAGAGATTCGCAATATGGGGGCAGTATTCAATCAGGGGTCAGCACAGAATACGGAGAAGAAAAAAATAAGATTTCAATTTTCCAAACATTTACAGCAATATATTCTGGTTAGAGACCATATCAAATTGCAAAATGCCAAATCCCCCATTGAATTGACAGTGGCGGATGATGAGCTGACCAATCGGGTGCGGAAGTATTTGAATATTGTGCTCCCTTTCAATCAGGCTGCCAATGCCAAAGCTACCGAAGTAGTGATCAAGTATATCAGGGAACATAATTTTGAGGATTTCGACGATGAATATGATTTTGCCACCCGGATCACTAATCTGGCCGAAAGCGTAGTTGGTTTGGCTATGACTGACCAGGTGGTGAAGAATAAAATTATGACACAGGTCGCGCAGATTTTTACCTTTTACCGCCTGCAAGATCGGTCACTTTTTGATCCTTCTTCCCCGCTCTCCTTTTCCTTTAGTCCAGTTGATGAACGAGCCCTGGATTTTCTGAAGAGTATAGATCAATTTTATCTAGGCAAATATATCCGGAATACTGGCGTCCATAATCCGGTGGTGACCTTTCTGAAGGAGCAATATCTTGAAAAGGGCAAGTCGCTCTTCGACCGCGAGGGTTATGAGAAGTTCCGAGGCTTATTTGCTGACAGGCTGAAAGATCTAACCGAAGCCCAGGTCAGACGAATTATCAACACCTCGGTCAGCCGAATTCGCAATTGGGGGCATGTGGGGCAGTTGGCACAAGCCGGAATCAAGAGAGCCACTTATTATAATCCGGCCCCCATTGCAGAAATCTGTAAATATTTGAATGGTACCTCTGTCAGTGTGGATTCTCTCCGGGCGGGCATGGAAACCTTAATGGTCATGACGCCGGAAGAATATGAAAATTGGCTACATCCGATTGAACCGGCGGAGGCTGCCAGTTTAGATGATTTTGCGCTAAGCGGAGCGGGCCTGCCGCCTTTTCATCCGGAATGTAAAACACAATTGGTGGTAGAATGAAATCAAGGTTAGCATTGCAATTATTTTTCGCAGTAGCAGGGCGTTGCTACTGGGTAGAAACTAAAAAATAGGAGAAATAGGTATGAAGGTAGACGAATTAAAAACAATGCTTCATAAGCGAAATCTGAAGCCAGGTCAAAAATTTCCTCTACCACTACCAATTACGCTGGCCAATAGACCAGGGCGACCGGTAGAAGGCACTCCCTGGGTAGAATTCGATTTTCGATTATTGACAGGGCGTTACCTGGGTGAATCGGGTTATTTTCTGGATTTTTCTACGCCGGGGGTTCTGACTTCTGCCCTACCGCTCTTTCGGATGCAAAATGAAGGCGGTGTTCGAACCAAGCCCTTGAAATATCAGCGCAATCATAGCTATGAAATTCAAGATACGCTTGGCTATAGTCTATCAGTTGAAGCCAGTATAGAGGATGGCATCGAACAGATCACTGGTGTAGCCCGGTTGCATCGCGACCTGGCCGCCCGGGAAATTGAGATGCTCAGTACTGATCCACCACTTTTAGAATCAATCAGTTTATCCCTGGCTTTTGACTGGGTCCAATCGCATCCGGAAATGCGCTGGTGGCAGTTTATTGACCTATTAGGACATGAAGTGGATGGTCAAATTGTGCGGATCATAGTTACGGAAATATTGGAAATTTATCATATCGCACTGGTCTGGAATGGCGCCGATGAACAGGCGGTCAAACTAGCCCAGGCTAATCTATGGAAGAACGCCAAAGGCGACTTCAGCCATTTGGATTTAACCAACTCAAAAGAAGGAGAGGCAACCATGCTCGAAAAACTACTCAAAAAGTTCAATCTGACCAGCGAGGAGGAAATAGATGAACGCATCGAAAACCTGCTCGCCGCAGAGGCCAGAGTCGCCGAATTGGAAACAAAAATCGGCGCCCTGGAAACCAACCTTCAGGAACTGAATGCCAACAAACCATTAATCGAAATTGGCATGAAGTACCTGAAGAATCTAAAAACGGAAGTCAAAGGTCTGGCCGGGCTGGTACTGGGCCAACTCAGCGATTCGATGACCAGCCTGATCGATGCGGCTGACCTGACCAAACTCGAAGCACTTCGCCAGGAATTCAACGCCAAGGCAGCTGAACTTTTCCCGGCGAAATGCCAGGACTGCGGATCAACCAATGTCAGTCTGCGCTCCAGCCGCGAAGAATCCAAGCCAGCGCCAGTGAAACAAAATGAAACCCAATTCAAAATTAAATAAGGAGAGAAGCCATGAGTTACGACACAGAATTAGTAGGTATCGGCGTGACTGATCAGTTCACCGTGAACATTCATTCTGGCGATACCTTTACGAGAGGTACCCACGAAGGCTATCCGGTCAAATTTACCGGTAATCGAGAAATGGGACATTGTTCTGCTGATGACCATTTCGACGGCATCGTAGAAGCCATCAACAATGACGGTACGCTGACCGTCGTGAAACGCGGTTGGAAGAAAATCGCCTATTCTGGCACAGCCCCAACCGCCGGAAGAGTAAAACTGGAAGCCGACGGCGCCGGTGGAGTCCGGGAAGATTCCTCGGACGGCGAAGAATATTTAGTCGGCGATGTAGACACGACCAACGGCACCCTGACCATCTGGCTCGGGTAGCTCGTGTAATGAATAAAATTTTTAAAAGAGAGGTGTAAAGTGTACAAGAAAATCGACTTACAAAAATCAATGCTCCAGGAAGCAATGGCGCAGGGTATATCCCTGACCGATTATCTGGAAATGCTTGATCCATCTTCAGCATATCCGGGGACAGAATTAGACGCCTTTGAACGCCAATTGGCGGCAAGAGAACTAACCGTCAAAGGCCCTGGCAAGGTCGTCACCTTAGATGCTTTTTATGAAGAGGCTAACCGTGTGCTCTTCCCGGAATTCATTGATCGCAATGTCCGACTCGGTATGGTTATGGGGAAAAATGATGTGAGGGTCGAGGACCTGATCTACACTACCAGTGAAATCGATTCTGGTACTTACATGTCAGCAGCGGTAGATATGGCCAAAAAGCCACATCTCAAGAAAGTTGGCGAAGGCTCCAAGTTCCCGGAAATCAAAATCGTGATGAATAATAAGACCATTACCCTGGGAAAGGTTGGGACGGTAATCAAAGCCACTTATGAATATCGCCGCCGGGTCAAGGCCGATGTCTTTGCTAAGATGTTACAATATATTGGCATGACCATATCTCAGGACAAAGCCAACCTCGCTATCGACACGATTATCGATGGAACCGGTAACAATGATGTGGCAGCCGAAGTGGAATATTCGGAGGTGAATTACAACAATTTGATTGATTTCTTCCTGGGATTTTCACCCTTCTCCTGCAACATTCTGGTTGGTTCCACCACGATGGTGGGGGCCATTTTGAAACTGCCGGAGTTTAAGGACCCAATGATCGGCTTTGAATTCCAAAAGACCGGCGAATTCATGAATCCAATCGGATCTAATATGAAAACCAGCTCTAATTCCAAATTATCTACCACCAAAATGCTCGGAATTGATAATCGCTTCTTATTGGAGCAGGTGATTGAGAGAGGCTCTACCTTAACCGAAGCTGATAAATTGATCGATGGACAATGGGATGAGATCGTCATCAGCCAGGTATTTGGATTTGCCAAAACTTTCAATGAGGCGGGCAAAATCTGGGTACCAGCCTCGTAACAAGGAGTTTGAAGAGAGCGGGCAATAGCTCGCTCTCTTCTTCCAGCCATGAATAAGACGGCCAAAGTGAAAAAACCTGGAAAGATGGAACGGTTCAAGCGCTGGCTATTGAATAGCGAATGAACTCAAATGAGCACGCGAAAGATACTAAAAAAGAATTTCCTGCAATTAGAGGTGTCCAATGATCACCACCTATGACGATATTCGCGCCCTCGGCGGGTTCAAAGATGTAACTGATGCCGAACTTGAACCTTTTGTCAACCGGGCCGTCAATCGCCTGAAAAAGATTGTCGGCGAAATTATCTATGCCGATGCCGCTGCCACTACTCCCGAAAATGCCGAGCGTGCCGCAGACCTGAAAATGGCCGAGGCTTATTTCGTGCTATATTATGCACTGTCGAAACTCAATATGGTCTGGGTATCCGGTGGTGGTATTGCCCATCAAGGGCAGGTTGGCGATACGCTCTTCAAATTCCATAGCCCAAAAGAAATTGAAGAACAACGCCAGATGTACCTCAATGAAATCGATAGTATCCTGTCCAATTGGTTGGATACTCATTTTAATCCAACTATCGGCATTTCCGAAGTGATTGAGGAAGAGGATGAATAATCAATTTTTAGGAGGAATAAAAATGTTAATTCACAGCAACCCTATTTTTCTGCTTTTAGCGCTTGTGATTTGGGGTGCTATTATAATCACCGAGCCACCGGGAATTGCCCGATCCTGGTGGAGCGGACTTAAGCCCTGGCTATCCACCAACCTTTCTAACCTGGCTTCAGCCATTAATAATATCACCAACCTGCTGAACGGAAATCTGACCACTTTAGCTGGAGTGAGTATCTACCGCGCCCTGCTTACTCAAACCGGCACGGATGCACCAGAAGCAAATGTTCTGGAAAATAGTTTAGGAGATATAGTCTGGACTTATGATAATGTGGGAACTTATATCGGGACTCTTGAAGGAGGATTTGCCGGTACGCTCAAACCGATTAAGGAAACTCGAGATGGGGTATTGTTAAAAATTACTAAAATCGATAGCGACTCGGTCAAAATCGAAACAACGGACTTATCTCAGGAAACTCCTGCCCTGGCAGATGAATTGTTATCCGGCGATTTTATTGAACTTATAATCTATCCTGCTGAATAAGGAGAGGAAAAATGTCAATCAATTTAACCGAATTACCAAGTATTCCCCGATCCTGGTGGACCGGGCTAAAATCCTGGCTAACTACTAATCTAAATGCCATAGTCGCGAATTTGAATACCGCTGTTCAATCCAGTGAACTCGGTGTGACGGTAGCCACCCTGGAGGATGGCAAAATTCCTGTCAATCAGCTACCTAATATTTCAATCACCAACATTATCACTTCATCGCAAACAACTCTGGCAGCATATATCAGCGAAGAATGGGAATCCGGGGCTATCCAAATTGGTGATATTATTCAGGTCACGACGGCCGATGATTCTATCGAACTCTGGATGCTATATCAGAATGATGGCGACGAGGTTACGGATTATAAGAGGATTGAAGCCAGTAAGGTGGATTGGGAAAATATTCTGAATAAACCTAATCTGATTTCAGTCAATGATGAAAATGCAATAGTAGGCGAAAACAGCAATGTTTTGGCAGGTATAAGGAATTTTGTGATTGGCGATAATTCTATTGCTCAGGGTGAGGGTTGCACAACCGGCGGTAAGATTTTCATGAATTCAGAATATAATATTTCGGTAGTTGATAATAATACAGTAGATATTGTAGGCACAAATGTGACTGCTTATTTTGAAACAGGCAAGCCATTTTATGTATTGAGCTATGATATAGAGCCGATGTCTGAAATTTTTAATTTAGTTAGTGTAACTTATACTGGCGGTAATACAAGATTAGTTAAAAGTGGTGGGCGTGGATTTGAAGATGACTATTCCGGATTTATATATTTAATTGTTGGTAATGTAAGCCAAGGCAATTATGGAAGCGCTGAGGGTCTATTTTGTCATTCCATAGGGGGGAATTCACACGCCGAAGGTTATAATACAGTAGCTTCGGGCAACCATTCACACGCCGAAGGTAATAATACAGTAGCTTCGGGCAACCAGTCACACGCCGAAGGTGATTCTACAATGGCTTCAGGCAACCAGTCACACGCCGAAGGTAATACTACAGTAGCTTCGGGCACCGAGTCACACGCCGAAGGTGATTCTACAATAGCTTCGGGCGGTGTATCACACGCCGAAGGTTCAAATACAATAGCTTATGGCATTGCATCACACGCCGAAGGTTATAATTCTAAAGCCCTTAGAGATTATCAACATTCACGAGCATCGGGGCGTTTTTCTGAAATTGGTGATGCTCAGATGGGCTCGTTAGTTATGAGACGCCAAACTACCAGTGACACGCCATCACAATTGTTTATTGATGGAAGCTCGCAAAAGTTTAAGTTAGAGGATTCTAAATGCTACACTATGCGTATTATGGTGGTGGCTAAGAATGTTACTGATTCCTATTCTGCCAGCTGGATAATTGAGGGGCGGATTGATAATATTGGCGCTACGCCTGTCTGGGAAGAGATACGGAATGTTTTTTCTGAGACTACTGACTCGACCTTTGAGGTCAACAATGTAGCGGTGAGCGTGGTGACCGGTTCGCCAGACGAACTGAAAATTGGTGTAACTGGACAAGCGAGCCGGACTATTCGGTGGGTTGGTTATTTAGATTGGGTGGAGGTTTTTTAGTGAAACTCAGTTATCATTTTAACCAGCAGAAATTGAAACAATTTGTGGATGAGTGCGCCCGGGTAGGAGAAGACGCGCTAAAGAAGCTGGTTTTTATGGTTGAGGGGCGGGCTAAGAAGCTGGCACCCAAGCGTACTGGCAATCTTTGGCGGTCGATTACATCTGTCATTAATGGGGCTAAGGGTGTGGTGCGGGTTACGGCGGAGTATGGCATTTATGTTCATGAAGGAACGGGCATCTATGGCAAGCACGTCCATCCGATTGTGCCGGTCAGAAAGCAGGCACTTTTCTGGGAAGGCGCTGAGCATCCGTTTCGTTCGGTCAAAGGGCAGAGATCTAATCCGTTTTTATTGAATGCGTTGGAGCAAATTGCCGAAGAGAATTTAATTTGAGCAGGAATTCAGGATGATCCGGATAATTATAGCAGATTCCGATCCCAATGGTCATGGGGCCAATATCAAGGCAGCGATTAGCCTGGGTTATGGTAGTGATATTTCTTCACAGATCAGCATTCTGCCTACCTGGTCGGAAGCCATTGCTTATGTGCAGGCTCATCCTGAGGTGATTGCCCTGATTAGAAGTACAACGAATGTTCAGGACTATGTAGCAGCTGCCCAGACGGTTTATCCGCGGGTACAGACCTTTTTCCCGCTGGGGAGCAATTCATTCATTCGGCTTTATATTTTTGCCCAATCCGAGCCGCCGGTGATTATTACGGTGGGGGCGGGTGATTTCTGTGATCCCGATGCTGATCGGAATAATACTGGTTACGGTAATGGTCTGGAATTCTGGGACCATGATTTTATCATTGATGATGGGGGTGATCAGAGTAGTTTTTCGAATGGCATAATAGCCGGGAAAATGCTGAAGATTCGCGATACTTTGAATTGTTCCTGGTGGGAGGCGCGTTATCGTGCGCGGATGACTACGCCGAAGAGCGAACCGAATCGGCAGACCTCGCCCTGGGACTTATATAATGGCTATGGGCGGATTGATGTTGAGGCGGCACTGGCTTATACCGGTTCAATTCCCTGGGATGAATATGATCCTGCTCTGGGGACGATTGGGAATTTGGCTGCTGTTAGAAATGGCAATATCGTGGATATTACGCTTGATGCGGTTCATAATGCGTCTGGTTATCAAATTATTCGAAATGGGGAGACGATTTATTCTGGCTTGACCTATCAGGATACGATTAGTAACGGGTTATATGAATATCGCTATCGCGCGGTGAAGGGTGAGGAAGCGACTGATTTATCCGAAGTGGTTACGATTGATTATCGGCTGGGAGATATTGGGGCTCTGGCTGTTCATCGTGTTGGCAATCAGGTTTATTTGACAATGGCGGAAGTGGCTAATGCGCTCGAATATGCGATTTATCGGGACGATATTGAAATTTATCATGGTTCGGAATTGACCTTTGTAGACCGGATTTTACCTGGAGTTTATAGTTATGAATATATGGCCATCGGCGATCCGGATAAAACCACTTATTCGGCGCTGGTGACGGTTGAATGGACCTATGGAGGCGCTATGAAAGAATTTAAGACCGCACTCAAGGAAGTTTTAGTGGCGGCCCAGGCCACGCTGCTGACTTCCGTGAAGCGGATTGAAAAGACTGGCAGTTTTACGCCTAGCAAAGAAGATTTTGACCTGATATATTTTCAGGAACCGGTGGATAAATATCTGGCTGGTGACCATATTTGCCGGGCTATTGAAAGTACAGTGAATGTCTATTGTGTGGTATTATCGGACCTCAATAATCGTGAGCATCATGAGGAACGAGTCGAAGACCTGGCCTGGAAGGTAATTGATGTAATCTTAGCCAATCCAACATTGATTTGTGCCACTTATCCGGCAGGGTTATGCAATGCCAGAGCTTTCACTAAGATTGGCAATATCATCCATACCCAGGGCACTTTGACCAAGAATCAGATGCCGGTGGAGATAGCCACGTTTAGTGTGACGGGGCGTTATGAGATCAGAAATTAAAGGAAATTTCCCAACGTTGGGAAAATAAAAAAGGAGGTAAAAATATGTCAGAAGAATCCCAAACAACTGCGATGGAAAAAGTCCACAAGGGTTATTTGTTTGGTCCTCCGGAAAAGACTAAAAATACTCTGATAATCCGGGGTGCCAAAACCAAGTATGTTTACGTCTTCATACCGGGTGCTAAGACGCTCGTTCATGAAAAAGATGCTAAGGACCTTGAAAATAGAAATTTTAAAAAGGAGGAATAAAAGATGGCTTTTGACGAATCAATGCGATTTGGAGCTGCTGCTCTGTTAATCAAGTTATATGGTGGCGAAACTCTGACAGAACTGGCCGTGGACCAGTCGGAAGATGGGTGCGAATTCAAGTATGCGAGCAATTCCAAAGAAGTCAAGAGTGCTCAGCATACTGGTGTTTATAAGCGCCTGTTATCTGGTGAAAGCGCTTCGATTACCATAGGTATTCTGGAACATAGCATGGATGCTATCGCGCATGCCTTTGCGCATCCGACTACTGATGTCGTGGATGATTCTCAATCGACGCCGAAGAAGAAAAGCCTGGAATTTGGGGGACCACGTGATTTAACGGAATATACTGTCCAGGTAAAATCGCCGCAACCCGGCTCGGCTTCTTTGTTTGATAAAATTACCCTTTACCGCTGCACCGCCAAAGCCGATTTTTCGCAGGCTTATAAGGTTGGCGAGGAGCGGGTAATACCGGTAACTTTTGAAGCCTTAGCCGATATAGCTGGCATAGAAGGAACGGCTGGTACGCTGGGCGAGATTATCAGCGAATACGCCTAATAAGAGCCTAGAGGACAAAGAGTAATCTATGTTCTCTTCCGGCTCTGAGGAGAAAATATGTATACCTTTAAGTTCCAAGACACTACTATCATTATCCCGGATGAGTATAGCACGGAGGCGGTGGAAGCTTTTATTGGCGTCCTGGCCGAAGCCAATTTAGAAACTCTGGCACAGAAGTTGGTGCAGGGGTTTACACCTGAGTTAAAATCAGATGGTAATGATCTTAAGATTAATCTTGCCGAAATATTCAAGGGCAATTGGCTTTCGCCGATTTTGGATGCCATCAGCAATGCCGGTTTAATTCACAAGGCGGCGGCCTGCGCCCTCTATGAGGTTGGCAATGAGGACTTTAGGCCAGAGGTGATTGTTTCCCGCCGAGAGTTGACTCGCAAACTGCCATTGAAAATCACGATCCCGGCGGTGATCAATTTTTTATCTTTCGTCATCGAGTCCATCAGGAACTCGATGACCTTGCTGAAGAAATCGCCAAAAGACGCCGCAGGGACCGGGAAATGTGGTCGGACGAAATAAGCCCGGAATATTACGGTTGGTGGCCGATTATTTTTGCGGTCGCTGAGGGTGATATTACCCGCTCGATTTGGATACGTCGTAATATTTCGCAGCTTAAACTAGTCTGGTGGTATCGGATGCTGGTCAGGCGCAGCAATGCCATCCGGGATGATTATAAAGGTAAAATAGAATTCAAGGGCACCGGTGGACTGGCCGAACGCATTGCACAAATGACTGGCTGGGAAATCAAAAGAGAGAAAAAGGCTAATTAAATGGCTGAACAAAAGATAGTTGGTAATCTGGAAGCCTGGATCACTCTGAAGGGGGCGCAGCAATTTGTGGCTGAAACAAACCGGGTGATGCAAAATGTCCAGATGAATATGGGGAAAATTGAACGTTCAGCCCGCAAAATTATATTGTTACTTACTGGCATCGGTGGCGCGGCGATTAAAATGACTTCAGATTTTGAGCGCGGGATTACAGAAATATCAACGCTGGGTGATTATACCAAAGAACAACTGGATGAAATCGAAAAGGGGATTCGCAAGACCGCTGAAGCCACCGGTGAAAGCCTGGCCGACCTGACCAAAGCCCGTTATGATATAATTTCCTCCGGATTTGAGAGTGTGGCTGATTCGGAGAAGCTCATGGCAAAGGCTGCGGAAGCAGCAATTGGCGGTGTTTCAGATGTAGCCACTACCGCCAAAGTGGGGGTTGGTATCCTGAACTCCTACAAGATGGGCATTCAAGGAGTTGATGAAGTTTATGACATGCTTTTTGCTACCATAAAGTATGGTACCACGACCATGGAAGAACTGGCGCCTTCTATTGGTCAACTTACTCCGATTGCCTATGCCGCTCATTTATCTTTGAAAAATCTCGGGGCGGTGATTGCTACCGTGACGAATGCCGGAATTGAAACGCCCATTGCGATTACGGCAATTCGCGGGGCCTTGCTGGCATTAGTGGCACCAACAGAGGCCGCTCGCCAAGCCATGCGGGAAATGGGCATCGAGGTCAAATATTTGAATGATGGAACTCTGGATATTCTGGGAACCATGGCCCAATTTCAGGGCCTGCCTTTAAATGTGATTCAACGGATTATTCCTGACGTTCGGGCTGCCAATGGCATCCAGGTGTTGGCTAATAATTTTGATATTTTATCTAAAAATGTCGCAAGATTCACTGACATAAGCGGCTCGTCTCAGGCGGCAGCCGAAAAGATGGATCAATCCTTTGACCGACTATGGAAAAAAACGCTGCAGAAATTCAAAGGACTAATGATCGACCTGGGGAAAGAGCTTTTGCTGAAAGTGGCAGATGGAATAGACGCCATAAATAGCCGGGTGGAGCTTTTTCAGCCTAAACTACAAGAATTAATAGCCGGCATCGGCAAGATCGTTGGCTGGGTGGTTGAGCATCCCGACCTGATTGGCAAATTATTCATATATACAATAATTGCCAAAGTGACAATGGGATTATTTAATCTGGGCACGGCGATTGTCGGGGTTGCGACGGCATTAAAGACGCTTTCGATTGCGGTATTCACCAATCCAGTAACAGCAGTGTTAGGAACCCTGGCAGTGGGGATTACGGGCGTAGCCTTAGCCATCAAGCAATTCAAGAGCTCGCTGGATGCGCTCGATCCAGCCCAGATGGATAAGGTCTTCTATGTACCGCCAGGCATGATGAAATATGAGGAGTGGTATGCGAAGAATAAAACTAAATTGGAAGAACTCCGGGCACTTTTGAATGATGACGCAGCCTTTGCCGAACAGGTTAAAAATCTCTATCGGCAATATCTTCAGGGCAAGGAGGTTTTCCAAATTGGAACTGGCCGAACGATCGAAATTGTCGAATCAGGAACCAAGGCAGCAGTCACCTCTGTGCCCACCGGTGGGGCTACCAAGCCGGCCAGGAACCAGATGACTGCCGAAGAGGCCGAATTTCAGATGAATCTGGCCTTAATTACAGCCCTGGGAGAGGCTGAGCGACTCAAGATCCTTAAAGAAGGTCTGGCTAAACAACTCAGTTGCCTTGATGCTGGCGACGAAGATTATCTGAATAAAAAACGAAATCTTGAATTGAAATTAGCCCAAGTTGACAAGGCGATTGCCGATAATGCTATCCAGACGCAAATGGCTAAGATCGACCATGAATTGGAATTATCCTTATTAACTGCTAGTTCAGAAGAAGAAAGGCTGCGGATTCAAAAAGCTGCCGATGAAAAGAAACTGGCCTTATTTAAAGCTGGGTCAGATGAATATTTGGCCCTGAAACGCAAGGTGGAGATTGATGCTACTCAGATTGAAGTACAGGAATTGGAGGTGCGAAAACAAAAACAAATCGAATATATTCAGACCATTTTATCGGCAATTAGGACAATTGCTAGCAGCATTGGCGGGGCGCTCAGCTGGGCGAGGGACTCGATCAAAGAAATGTTCAAATCAATTCTTATTACGATCATTGATGCGATAGAGCGCCTTGCAGTGCTAGCAAAAATTCAGGATGCGATTCGAATTCATTTTAGCGGTGGTGTTCTCAGTCCGAAAGCCTGGATGGAGTTTTTGGCCAATAATGCTCATTTAATTGGTACAATGGCGCTTTTGGAAGCCGCCAAGGGGGGGATAGCGGCTTTAGCCCAAGGAGCGTTAATTACTAATCCAACTCTGGCAATGATTGCTGAAGCAGGAGTTCCAGAGATTGTGGCTCCAGTACCGGATTTTAATGATTTTGTGGCAAGAATATCAGTGGGTAATCCAGAACTCTTAGCCGAGGTACGGGGCATGCGAGCAGATATTGCGGGGCTACAGAAAACCATGAAGAACTTCCATATGGAAACCGAAATAACTGATAAGGGCTTTCGGGTATTGTATAAGAATATGAATGCCCGCGACAGCCGGAGTAAACTGAAATGACCACTAGGGGGAATGAGGTATTGCAGTATTGCCTAAGCGATCCATTCGCGGATTTTACAGAGAAATATGATGGTTCGCTTTTTGAATTCCAGAAGAACGAAGTTAACTTAGATGTTGGGCGGGAAGGCTTTGACTTACTCAACTATGACGATATCGTTACGCTCAAAAAGAACGATGTGACGATCAAGGGCATTGTGACGATGAAGGAGCGTGATGCTATCACTGGTAGAGGAACGATTAGAATCTATGATGGTAATATCCTGGCACAGAGAGCTATCCCGGCGACGACGATTTATAATGCGGACGCCTATTCCATTCTGAAACAATTGAATAATGCCGGAGGAAGAATTTTTCAATCGATCGATGCCGTATTTGGCGAAGTTGCGTTGAATAGTTATTCACTCCGGAAAATCATCAATGATCTGGAAGTGCAGCTTGGACCGCCATTACAGTTGGGATATTTGATGTTTGAGAATAAAGCCCAATATGGCATTTATATCTTACATGGCCCGGTGATCTATTATTGTAGGAATTATTTGGGTGAAGTGGTGACTTCATATGAATTGCAGCCTTCTTATGATGGCTGGATAGAGGTAAGCGCTCCGCCAGTGGAATCCAGCGAATATATCCGGAATTATTATAAGAATAAGCTCACCGATATGCTGGGAATCGAATATCAGTATGTCAAGGACATGCAATTTGTATGGGTAAAAAACCAGAATATTGCTTTCGCTTTTGTTTTGAAACAAAAGAATGATAAGGATTATTTGACCGTTTGGTGCATAATTGATTATAATGCGGTTGGTCTGGCGGGTTTGAATCTCAGCGCCGCTCAGCAGGTGTTTTCCAATATAATATCGGACATCTGTTTCATGTATGATTGCTATTTTTATGTTGAGAACTTCAGCAAATTGGTGATCCGGCCGCATGGCACTGCTATTACCGGTGTGGACATTACAAATTCTCGGGAATGGATCAAAGAAGCCAAACAGGTTTTGGAAGAGGGTGCGTTTGAGAATTACTCCCTGCGGACCACGCCTATCACCGGTGATAATGCCTGGGGACTTTCTGATACTGAGATCGCTCATCTCAATAATCATTATCGGCTGAATTATGTCTATATCCTGAAAACAATTATTAAAGCCGTCCGGGTAAATATTAACAGCAATCCATTTGCATCGCTGAAATTATATAATCAGGTTTATGATTCCGGCCTCGATCTCGGTAGCGTCCGGTCGATTGCCTATCTCAATGAGGGACGAGTAGCGGAATTTGTACTTTATCGATATCTCTCGACTAATCAGTTTAATGATTGGTGGCGATTATGAATGATTTTTGGGGCACGCATCCGCCTAAATTAGTTTTGCGACAGGATGATGAAACGGTGCAAACCATTTTATTGCCAATTCCGCAAAAGATGCGAATTCAACAGGTGCCGGAATTTGAAACCGAAAAAAATTATCTCGGCAACGTCATTTATGAGGAGAAATTTTTCCGATTTAGGATAGATTTGCGTTTTGAAGATTTAACGGCGGAAATGATTGATTACATTTATACTGCCCTGGCATGGCCGAAAGAAATTAATTTTCATCCGGATCGAGAGGTGGATTATTTTGCGATACCGGTTACGGTTGAGGATTATGAAGAAGAGGACCTGGAGGATAAGGTTTTTTTGAAGGCGATTGACATTACTTTACGGGGCAAGGATCGTAGTAAGACAATCTTAAAAGGATTGGAATCGCTGTTGGTCATTGATGAAGATGAATGTATTATGACAATTTAGGAGGTTATATGAGCAGGTGGACGATTAGTTTTAAAGATGCTTCAACTGGTCTTGGTATTACTGGGTTGGATGTTGATTTATATAGTGCGGCGGGGGTTAAAATTGCTGATTTTGTTGAGAAAGGTAATGGTAGTTATTATGTTGATATTAGCCAGACGGCTAATTATCGGGTGAAATGTAATGGTAATTATGTTGATATTTATGAGAATACCCATAAGACAACCACAGACGTGCTGGTTAATAGTCATGTTGATGATGAAACCTTAGAATATGTGGATATTGGTGGTGGTGTTTATAAGTTACGCATTAAAGATGGTGGTGTGGGTGCTTCTAAACTTGGTGATGATGTGGCTGGGGATGGCCTGGTCCAAAATCCCAGCGGGTCGCTAAGTCCAGATGTGGATAATAGTACGCTCGAAATTGATGCTGAGACGAAGAAAATCAAGGTCGTAGATGATGTATTTGTGACGGAGGCAGACGTTGCAGAATTATTAGGTGATCCGACGTTTACCTATCAAAATAAGGTTACTAATAATGCAGCAGTCAATGCTAATATTGATGCAATCGATAAAATTCTTGGGGATATGGATTTTTCAACTGATCCTTTATTGAAGTCGTTAATTTCGTTTAGAACAGCCTCGCCACAATATTTTAATTTTACGAATATCATAAAATCCCTTTCAAATCAGGTTAATAATCTGAAAATAGCATTTACTCAGGGGCTAACGGCCTTTAGTCGCCGAACTGTTTTTAATGATAATACAGTAGCGGCAGAAGCGAGTGGTAGTGAAGCTGCAGCCTTTCCCATTTATCTCCAATCCAATACTACTGCTAAGATTAAACGGCGTGGTCTTTTTGATAAGTTATCAAATGATAGTTATCTTTATGTTAGTTGTTTGTTATATCATATTCCACCAGGTTCATCACCCACAGATGAGGCTTGTTTGCTGATTGAAATATTATATGATGGCATTGTTATGATGAGTCATGGTTTAAATTCCGCCGTAACGGAAGATGCCGATCGAGCTTCCAAAATGCAAAGGATTTATATTGATATTTCGGCTCTGGATAATGGTAAAAAATATGAGGTTCGATTATCATTATCTTTATTAGATGGAGCGGCAGATACAAGCGCGGCTATGTCTGAACCAAATGTAGAGGTAACCAAATCCTGTGACTGATATTTTTGATGCGATTCAGGATGGGACAATGAAAGGTTTAGACCTATATGGAAGGTTGAGGCTGGACCAAAATAATGGTGTACCTCTCCCCTATAGTGTATTGCCCGCAGAAGTCATCGCCCATTTAAATGATTTTGCCAATCCTCATAAAGTTCCGTCGACGATATCATTTGGTTATCTTGATACTATTACGGCGAGTGAAGAAACCATTGAGGAATATGCCAGGACGGTTGATGGTGTCGGCAATGAATATGGTCATCGCATGATACGTGATGGGAAAGTTACGGGTATTGCATTTGTTTATATGTGCGAAGGACTTACCGGCCAAAGTGAAATAACGCTTATAGTTTTAAAGAATGGACTTGCAACTGAAGTCAGTATTGGAGGTGTTATTCCTACAATTGGAAATGGGTTAGGAGGCTATTCACGTACTAATTCTTATTTTAAAGCTGGTGATACGATTGGTGTTAAGATTAGTCTTTATAATGATGCCGGTTCTTGCAGTGTTTCTAATTTTACGATTGACTTGGAAATCGAGATAGAATCGAGGGATGGATTATGAAAAAAAGATTTTTTGAACTGATATATAAAATGATGGGGTTAAAAGTTATAGTCTGGATGATTATAACGATTTTGTGGGTATTAAAATTGATCCAGATTGACGGCTGGCAATATTTACTGTTTACGGCTGGGGTGATTGGTTTGCGTGACTTGAATAAGCGGATGTATCAGGAGCCAGGCAGTAAACCATTAGATTTTTTTGATTCATATAAATGAAAACGATCCGATTATTGATTTTTATGGTGATAGGTATTATTTTGGTCATTATACTTGACCAGGTGAAACAATTAATACGTCCTGAGGTTACCCAGATTGTTCGGGATACCCTTTGGATTCATTTAGAAGGGGAAGATTCTATCAGGATAGCACGCCAGGCTAAACTTGGGATGATTCGCCCCACATCGGATATGAAGATTCTGCCCATGAAAGAATATCATCAACTTTTGGCTTCAATAGGTCTGGCAGATACAATTCATATTCACGACACTATTATGGTAGATTTTAGATACTCAGTATATCAATCAGTAATTGATACGGCCGCTATTCTAACGTTACGAGATTCGATTAGCGGTGATTCTGCAACAGCATCGATATATGCTAAAGCAATTTATACTTTGCCGCCGGTTAATCAACACGAGATTATCCTAAATCTGCGGAATATTGAAATCCAGCATACCAACTCTTATCCAATAACCAAACCGAATCGCTGGTATGCTTTATCTAATTGGTCTATGAGTGATTTAAAGCGGGGTGCAATAATCGCCACCGCTCTTATTATTGGGCTCAAATTAATGTCCAATTAAAATTAGCACTTTTATCTATTCAATTTATTATATTACCTGGTCAAATTGAAAATTGGGTATATTTATTGTGCACATTTTACCATTTTATCGCGCTCGGCGCCAGCATGTTTCAACAA